ACGTCGTTGATATTGGGTACGTCAAATTCAAAGCTCCAGACATCATCATGTCGTTGCGGGATTGAGATGTTTTCGGGTAGAGTCCTCAGAGATATGACTTGGTTTATAGTTTCCCAATTTCGTTGCTGGTTCCTTGATCTCTGCCAGATCGCATCATCTGATACATCTTGCCCGGACTGATCACGATAGGGCATCGGACGTGATCTATGATACCCGCGGGTACCAGTCGCGGTGATGTCAAATCCAGTGGTGCAGCGTATCCTGGTCATTGAGGTATTTAACGGTCAAAGAAAAACCCCGGTAAAAACCGGGGTCGTCAATACACGAACTTCGTTTAAGCCAGTTTGAAGCCAGGCTGTGTGACAGCGCTGTTGTTGATCTGGACACCAGTGACAGCGCCACTGCTGCTGGTGATCTGCACGTTGCCCAGTCCACGGATGGTGGTTTGTAGGCTGGCAGCATCATAAGCACCCGCGGGATAGATCGCATAAGAGATCTGTCCAGTCGCATCGCCCTCGACTTGATAGATAGCGATGGTGGCAGTGCGCTGGATAGCTTGGTTGATCTGTTGAACCAGTCCAGGGTTAAACACTGTTCCACCACTGGTATAGCCGCCGAGCTCGTTGCGGAGATCTACTGCTGCGTTGCCGTCGCCTTGGTCACCATTGACCAGGACTTTGAAGAAGTCCAGCTTGGGACCTTGCATCTGTACCAGAGCATCAGTAGCACCGATGTTGCCGGTCTGGGGACCGTTGTTGATGTCAAGCGCGAATACTGGTTGCGCATCACCATTGAAAGGTGGGAAATAAGCCATTTTAATTCTCCTAATAAGTGGGCATCTGCCCTACACTTATTTATGTCAACTGGCTAATTCTGGGTTGTTGCGGGCGAAATTGGCCTGACTGAACCGCATGCGATCCACGAACTTGAGCCCTTGCCCTACGTAGCCTTCGTGCCCAGGTTCATCGTTGATGGCGGCCTGCACATCATAGGCCTGGCTGTCTAGCTGTCGCACGATGCTGTTTTTCAAGGAAGAGATCTCAAGGAATGCCTGGAACAGCGCGGCCACAGCTTGCCGGTTCTCTGTGGCCCACTCGAATATCCTGGGGGCTTTGGTGGGCTCCCGCTGCTGCACAAAGGTACCAAAATCGCGCACTAGATTGTCATAACTGCCGGATCTCACGCGGCTGTTGATGTATGTTTTCATCAAGGCCGGCAGCGTGCTGATCTTGCGAGCACGTAACTCTGCAGGGTCAAAAAGCCGATCCATGGCCGGGCCGTACTGTTGGATCAGCCGCTGGACATCTTTCAACACCCTGGGATCTAACTGGATGTCCCTGATCTCTCGGAGACTGGGATCAAGTATCAAGAGACCCGGGCTATCCGTCAAGGCAGCGGCTCTTATGGGCTGTCCCGGAGCTCCGGGTTCACTCAAAGCTGTGTGTATCACAACGGCAGCATCGCTGGCGGCGATTTTACGACCGATGTCTGAATCCACGGCCACACGGTAAGTCACGGTGTTGGGCGTAAACTCCCATACGCCGTCGCGTTGCGGGGGTCGCTGGCTGTAAAGCAAATCTCCTTGTATGTATCCACGGAACGACTGTGGTACGGCGCGCCGCAGCAATGGGAATAATTTTTTGTAGACTTCAATTAGTTCCCCGCGTTCGCCTCCACGACGCGCCATGATCTGCTCGATTTGTTCGGGACTGGTGGCCAGCCCATCGTATCCTCGCGCCAGGAATCCTGACTTGTCAGTGAGCACGAATTCTCCCCCGGGCTTGCGACCAAAAATTATAGCGGGTTTGCCGTCCCACTTCACCGTGGCCGAACCGGGATCTTGTGCCAGGGCCTGGATACTGGCCAGTGCCCGCTGCAGGCCCGCGCTGGGACGTTGTTCAAACGCGAGATCTTCGGGGTGCTCTATGCGCACTCCTTCCATGATGGGCACCATACCCTGGTTCGCGATTCTGTCGCGCAGCCGTGCCATCCAGTTCACATCGGTGTAACCCAGGCTTTCGTCCAAGGGTGTGCCTGCGCGCTGCATGTGATCGCGGAAGTCTGCCAGCTTGGCTTCTCGCTGTGGATCTGCGCGCAAAGCGGCCAAGATCCTCTCGACAGAAGCGAGATCTTCGCGGGTGGCCGCGGGATTCAGCAGCATCCGGGCGATGTCATCAGGATCATCTGAGATCAGTTCATTGGTGGCGCGGTCCGCGATGCCCGAGATCTGATTCAGTTTGTAACCCAGGCTCTTGGCCATGGAGTTGATGAGGATGTTGCGGGTGGCCCCTTTGTAATCCGACTGCGGATCGCCGCGCAGGATCCACTTGCTGAATTCCGGTTTGGGCAAGAACATGAAGTCAGTCTGCACGAAACCGCGACCTGGCTTGCCACCTATGGGCGTCAGCAGATGTACAGCGGTGCCGGACTTGCGTACCCATCGGCGGGGATCTTCTCCGCGCTGTTGCACCATGTTGGTGAGCTGTTGGAAAAACCGTTCTTTGTCTACCTTGCTAGAATCCACGGCGAGATCCAGATCACCCGATGTGGGTTTGAGACCGGTGCTGCCCAGCATGTTGTCCAGCAAGGGCAGATCCGTGACAGTCTCGAGCCAGGCCACGGTGGGGCGGATGTCGGCGAGGTCGATGCGCTGCGTCATGGACTCGCCCTGTTCGTCCTTAAATACTTTGCCGCCTTCAGTTAGCATCTGCGCGCCTCACGGTCCTGGTGAATTTCGCGGGATCTCGATCGCGTATGGCATTGAGCAGCTTGCGCGTGAGATTTTCTGCTTGCTCGGCGGAGAACTCCTGCTCGATCTGCTCGATGAGTCGGATGGCTGAAGCTATCACATTAGATGCTCGGCTTTCGATCACATATCTCCGATCGCGATCCTGGTGCCGATCTTGGTAGATGGCATCAAGCTCTTCTAGTATGCTGCGTGTCTTTTTTTGCATCGTGTTGATCCTTGTGGTATTTATTCGAGGGTGATCCAACTCACCATGTAAATATCTGCTCAGGCATGCAAAGGCACACACAATGGCAACCGAACTAGAACAGATTGAATCTCTATTGGCAGAATTCCGCAGATCTTGTCCTGCAGAACAGCAGTATCAAGATAGGCTGGCAGAAGAATTTAGCATAATCATCCAACAACGATTCACAGACTACTTTCTCAAAATCCGCAAGATCTTAGATCTCAACTCGGACATACCACACATGACGCGCGGATCAGCGGGTAGCAGCTTGGTGTGCTATCTCATGGGCATAACCGACGTTGATCCCATAGAATGGCGCATCCCCTTGGCGCGCTTCTTGAATCCTTTCCGTGATGACTTGCCCGACGTGGACATAGACGTGCCGCATCATCAGCAAGAGCTGGCCATGCAGCGCATATTTGACGCCTGGCCCGGCAGGACTGCCAGGATATCTAACTATGTGATGTACAAAGAGCGGTCGGCACGCAGAGAAGCTGCCAAGCGACTGGGCGCGAAAGGCAGGCTGCCCAAGGAAATAGACTACGCCAAGCTAGGCGTGGATGTAGAAGAAGCCCAAAGGATAGAGCGCAAGCTCATGGGCAAGAAACGCTGCCTATCCAAGCACTGCGGTGGAGTGATTGTGTTTGATCGCAAACTGCCACAGAGCCTGTTCCGCGCGGACAATCTCATACTCTTGGACAAAAACGAAGTAGAGGATCTCGAGCATCTCAAGGTAGACATCTTGGCCAATCGAGGACTTAGCCAGCTCATGGAGATTGACCCCACCAGGCGGGTACACGAATATCCACACACTGACGATGTCACCGCAGACTTGTTACAGAGAGGGGATGTGCTGGGTGTGACACAGGGTGAGTCTCCGGCCATGCGCCGGTTGTTCCGTGCCATACGTCCCACTTCGGTGGCGGACTGCGTGTTTGCCACGGCCTTGGTGCGCCCCGTGGCCGTGGAAGGTCGCCGCAAAGCCAGCTTCTTCCATGACTGGACCAAACGATCCGTGCAGGAATCTGCCATTGTGTGCGAGGACGATGCCATAGAACGGATCATGAGCTTGATCGGCGTCAATGCCTATGAGGCCGACATGTATCGGCGCGCATTTGCTAAACGCAACGAAGAGAAGGTCATGGAATTCATGGCCCGTTTAGGAGATCATCCCCGGCGCGATGAGATACGTGCGGAGATGCAGAGTCTCTCAGGGTTTGGATTATGCCGCGCACATGCCGTGAACCTCGGTAGACTGATCTGGGCCTTGGCCTGGCAAAAAGCACACAACCCCAGAGAGTTCTGGCGTGCGGCCTTGAAGCACTGCCAGGGCAGTTATGCCCGCTGGGTCTATCGTAACGAAGCCAAACGAGCCGGTTGGGATCTGCGCGATCTAGGTTTTGCGAACTGGATTATGGAAGATCCAGTAGAATCATTTTTAGAACATGGTTCGTGGAACTCTCCGGGCTTCTTGCCTGGTATGGGTGTGAGAAATCTCTACCTGGATCGCTATGAGTTCGCTGGTATCGTGGCCAACAGTCGTGTGTTCAGACTCGATAAAAATCGATATATCCATTTCATCACATTGGGCGTGGGCGAAGGTGAATATGTGGATCTCATAGTGGACAATCCTATAAAGTACGGATCAGAATCGGTGATCGTGGGCCAAGGCGAGCGAGCCAGCCGTGATGGCAGCGATTTTCTGCAGTGTCATAGAACCAATGTGCGTTCCATGCCTATTGATCAGTATCTTAACCTTGCTTGATCTTGCCCAACAACTGTTTGAGCTTGGTGCTTTGTACCTCAGCCGTTATTTTGCCTGGTTCATCCGCCACAGTGGCATTGGCTTCTTCGTTGCTCAACGTGCTTTTGGCCTTGATACTTTCGTATATCGATGGCGCACGCTTCTTGAACTCCTGATAGCCTTCGTCAGTGGCAAGGTCACGGATGCGCAGGCTTTCGATGTCAAACTCCAGTTCCACTTTCTGACCTACTCCTGAACTTGACCGCGTCTTCATGAGCTGCAACTGGTAGCGTCCACGTTCGCGCATGGCACGCGATGTAAAGATCCCAAACACATTGTCAGCAGTGTTGATCTTTGATATACCACCGGATATATGGCTGTGATCAAACTCGATCTCTTCCACAGCCGCACGGTTTAACTGCGAAGCTGTAACAAACAAGATGTTGAGTTCCTTGGCGAGATTGCGTAGTTCTTCTGACACGTATTTGTCCTTGACGAAGAGATCATTGGGTGATACCTTGGCGCTGACAGGCATCAAGAGATCTAGATAATCCACGCACAAGAAGTCTGCCCGCAATCCAGTCTGTATCTGCAGTTCTTTCATATAAGCTCGG